CCGCTCTAGTGATGGCTCATTTGACTCGTGCAACGGAAAAACTTGCGGGGTTTCTGGCGGATACGGCAAAAAAAGCGGCGGATCTTGCGGGCGTTGGTTTTGATTCGATCATCAAAAAATTAAAAGAATTAGGGTTAGTCACTGAAGATTTCGACGAGGCAAAAAAAGATATTTTAGGGTTCGCAAATGAGCTAACAACGGCTGGACATGAAGCCACTGTGACGACGCTAAAGGTTGAGGGTTTATCCCAATCGATGCGAGATCTTGGGAAATCTTTAAGTGATGAATTACGGAGTCCGTTTGAGGTTTTTACAGACCGATTGAAAGATCTTAATACAGCCTTTGACGCCGGGGTTTTGTCACCCGGAAAACTCGCAAGGGGAATCGAACAAGCCAAACAAGCTTTGATCGATGCTGATCCGCTATTGAGCAAGGTGCAATCTTCCGTAGATTCCTTTTCCGAATCCATGATCGATAGCGCGATTCAGGGAAAGAAGTTTGGAGAATCTTTAAAGAACACTTTCAAATCATTGGTCGGATCAATCCTTAAAGACTTGGCGCGCGTCGCAGCCGCATCAATTATGGGGTCCAAAAGCAAAGGCGGCGGCATTGGTAGCCTATTGGCCAAGGGTGTAATGAGTTTGTTCGGGGGGCTTGCTGGCGGCGCCGATTTAGGCGGAAGCCAAGCCTTCACCGGAGCATCGCTAGGTGCTCCAGATCCCGGATTTATGATTCCAAACATGCTGGCACACGGCGGGAAGCACCAAGGCGGGCTTAGAATTGTCGGGGAACGTGGGCCGGAGTTGGAATCAACAGGCCCATCCAGGGTGTTCAGCGCAAGAAAAACGGCGGAAATGTTGGGCGGCGGTGGCGGCGGGACAGTGATTAATATCGACGCGCGAGGGTCAAATGGTGATGAAGCGGTTGAGGCTGCTGTTCAGCGAGGCATTCGACGCGCTGCGCCGCAACTGATTTCTGCCAGCGTCACTAAAATGTCCAACGACCGTAAACGCAATCCGAGTGAGTTCGCAGCATGACAATCACGTATCCCCGCGCATTGCCCGCCGAACTGGTTATCCAATACTGTTCAGTCAAATTGGATTCCGCTGTTGGCGTAGCGCGGTCAGGGTTTAGTTTCTCTGAGCAGGTTCACGCCTTCAGCGGTCAGAGATTTGGCTTCGACATTACGGCAGCGCCGACGACAAAGGATGATGGCGCGATTGTCGCGGGTTGGTTTGCGTCCATGAACGGGCGCGAGAAGACGATACTGTTCGGCGATCCCATGCGGACAACGGCGCGAGGTTCAGCAGGAACAACGCCAGGAGCTCCAAAGGTGAAGGGTGCATCCCAAACTGGTGCATCGCTCCTGTGCGACGATGTGGCACTTACCAGCGTGACAGGATACCTAAAGGTCGGTGATTATATCCAGCTTGGAGCAACATCACTGTCTCGACTCCACATGGTTCTGGAAGATGTTAATATCGACAGCGGTGGAAATTACAAGCTTCGGCCATAGGTTTAGCGTGTAATATCGACAGCGGTGGAAATTACACGCTAAACCTATGGCCGAAGCTTCGCGAATCTCCAGGCGACAATGATGTCATTACCTTGGCTTCACCCAAGGGGGTCTTCCGTCTGGATGACAACAAACAACGGTGGAGCGAGTCGACAATTATATATGGATTTGACATGTCGATTTCGGAGGTTGTGTAAGTGTCCCGAACGCTCACAGCGTCCACCGTAACTGATGTCACCTCGGCCGTTGTTTATCCGGCCATGATGGCAAAGTTGGAATTCCCCGGCGGCAATATAAATCTGTGGACCGGCGTTACATCCATCGTCGTTGGGGCAGACACCTTCGTTGGAGTTGGCGAGCTGGGGAACATCGGGGATATCCGTGAAACCACACAGATCAAAGCCGCCGGTGTTGATCTGACTTTATCCGGCATTGATTCATCCATTATTGCAGCGATTCTTCTTGAAAATTATCAAGGCAGACCGGCGACTATTTATACAGCGTTCCTCGATAGTGATGGGAATTACAAAGATCGCATCACGATGTTTAAAGGCCGAATGGATGTAATTACCTGCCGGGAGGATGGCGAGGAAGCCATTGTCACCGTGTCAGTGGAGAGCGTGCTTGTTGCGTTGGAAAGGGCAAATCAAAGGCGTATGACGCCGGAAGATCAAAAGGCAATATACCCAACCGATACAGGGTTTGATCAAGTCCCCCAAATTCAAGATCTAGAAATAGTATGGGGCCGCACATGACCAGGCTTCCAGATTGGGTTAATCGTTTCGACAGAGCTATAGCAAAAGCTGAAAATATTCCATTCACTTGGGACGACCACAATTGCGTAACCTTCACGGCTGATTGTCTGTTTGCGATTCTTGGCGTCGATTTAATGCCAACATCTAAACGAAAATTTAAAACCAAACGTGGCGCATTTGCGGCGATGAAACGCGAATGTGGAGGCGACATTGAATGCTTGGCCGCAAAGACTTTTGGGGGAAACTTCCCTGAAGTCCCTCCGGCTTATGCCAATCGCGGTGATCCTGTTATTTTGAAGATGAATGATGGTTCGCTCGTAATGTCAGTTGTTGATTTGTCAGGTGCGACGGCTGTCGCGCTGAATGTGGATGGCAGCGGCGTTGTCCATATCCCAATGACGCACGCGACGCGGGCTTGGAACATATGATCAGAATAATACTCTGCGCGCTGCCGTTTCTGATTCTGGCGTCACCGGCACTGGCGGAACCGGTGACGTTAACGATGATTGGAACGGCGTTACTTAACGCAGCTATTTCGACCGTGATTAGCATGGCGCTTTCAGTCATCTTTAAGCCATCCAAGCCGAAAGGACTGGACCAAAAGCGAAAATTGCAGAATCGAATTCAATCGGTTCGTGAGGCTGTTGGCGCGTGGGAAGTTGTGTATGGGGAGGTCCGTAAGGGTGGCAATATCACCTTTATCGAAACGACCGAAAATAATAATAGGCTGCATTTGGTCATCACCTTGGCTTCTCACGAAGTGGAGGCTATCGATACCGTTTTCCTAAATGAGATTCCCATTTGGGACTCGATGCTGGATTCAAATGGCAAGATCATAGACGATCTTGGCGCGACAAATAAATATTCAAATAATGGTGGGTTGGTTCGTGTTCAAAAACATCTCGGCGCAATCGGCGTGTCCGCTGTTCAACCGTTCCCCGATCTTGCGTCGGCTGTAACGACATGGACGCCTACACATATTCAACGCGGCCGCGCTGGGATATATCTGAGATTGCAATTCGGATCTCAAGAGTTTGCATCCGGCATTCCAAACATTTCGGCTTGGGTTAAGGGTAAGAAATTAGTAGATCCGAGAAATTCATCAACCACATCGTGGTCGCCTAATGCCGCATTGGCGCTTCGCGACTATATGGTGCTCCCAAACGTTGACGGTGGGCCGGGTGCCACTTCCCTCGAATTTAATGACACATTCACCAACGCTGCGGCCAACACATCCGATGAAATAGTAACCAATTCCACCGTCACCACGTCCGTAATTTCTATCAATGTTTCTGGCAATTATTTAAATCTTGCCGGCTCCACGATAACAATGTTCACCGGCGACAGGGTTCACGTCTCATCCGTCACCGGATCAGTTGTTTCGCCACTGACGGCCGGTCAAGCTTACTATGTGTCGCCGACTCAACGCCATTCGGATGTCCGAATTCAACTGGCGTCCACATTGGTCAAAGCGTATGCCGGATCGACGATAGTTTTCGGCTCGTCTGGTGGCGAATCCACCACAGTGATGAAAACTGGCGAGCCACGTTACACTATGAATGGTGTGGTTACGCTTGACGCAAAGCCCATCGACATTATGAGCGATATGCTAAGCGCAATCGGTGGCAAAATGACCTACGGCAACGGCGTCTGGCGGATCATTGCCGGTGCTTGGGCTGGATCATCGCTGACCATCACCGAAGACGATATCATATCCCCGATAGACATGCAGACTAAAGTTGGTTTCCGAGATAGATTCAACGCTGTCAAAGGCGTGTTCATCACGACAATAAATCAGGATCAGCCATCAGATTATCCCGTCGTTGTGAATTCGACCTACCAAACTGAAGATGGCGGTGTGCAAAGATTTACTGAATACGATCTACCATTCACCAACAGGTCATTTGCCGCGCAACGTCTGGCGAAAATTCATCTGGAAGAAAATAGACAGGACATCACACTCAAGTTTACGATGAACCTCAAGGGATTGCAGGTTCAAGCGGGCGATGTGGTGTCCGTCGTCCATGATCGTTTTGGCTGGTCAACCGCAGCGGCGAAAGCTTTCGAAGTTACCGATTGGGGTTTGACAATTCCGGACTCCGAGAATCCCTACATGGCGGTTGAGCTTAATTTGCGCGAAACCGCGTCCGGCATATTCGACTGGAATTCTGGCGACGAAACTATAACCGATCTCGCGGCGAACAGCAGCCTCGCAAACCCATTCTCTGTCGTCGCCCCAACGTTGCTGATCGCGGTGTCTGGCGATGACCAATTGTTAACCAATGTTGACGGCACATTGATGTCGCGAGTTAAACTGACGTGGGTGGATTCGGTAACATCTCCCGCGACACGACATCGCGTGCAATACAAAAAATCAAGCGACGCCAATTTTACAGAAGCTGGGACGCCATACAGCGGAGACCAACAAATTTACCTCAGTGATGTGGAGGACGGAACCAATTATGATTTCAGGGTTCGCGGTGAAACTCGCATCGGGATTT